TAACGCTAACAGATCTTTAACATTTACTAATGGTGCATTATCAAATGGTAAAAATGATGTTATTAAATTAACAGGAACTTTAGCAGCAAACAGAACAGTTAGTATTCCAGATTCAATTGAAAAAGTTTATCATGTTCAAGATGCATGTGACCATGCAGGTTACACTTTAACTTTCAAAACATCATCAGGTACAGGTGTTCTTTTATGTGAAGGAAATAACTATGTGCTATATTCTGATGGTACAAATATTGTAAAAATATCTGAACAAAGAAACTGGAGAGTAGTATCAGCAGCAGAAACAGTTCAAGCTGGTGCTCAACTTTTAGTAAATACAAATGGTGGAGCTGTAACAATTACACTACCTGCATCACCAAGCACAGGAGATACAGTATCATTCGTGGATCAAGGATATGATTTTAATACTAACGCGTTGACTATTGGTAGAAACAGCTCTAATATAGTAAATGCAGCATCTGATCTTGTTGTTAATACACAAGGTGCAGCACTTGAATTAGTGTATTCAGGTGACGCTACAACAGGATGGACTTACACGGAGAAATAATATGTCAAATTACGAAGCTACAAAATACAATTTCGACGGAGCAAACCTTACAGGTATCGAAGGAATTCCTACAGCAACTATTGTGCCGTGGTCTTCTTCATCAGTGCCATCAGGTTTCTTAGAATGTAATGGTGCAAACGTTTCAAGATCAACTTACTCTGCATTATTTGCAATCGTAGGTACAACTTACGGAGCTGGAGATGGTTCATCTACTTTTGGATTACCAGATTTACAAGACAACGTAGCAGTTGGAAAATCTAATAACAAAGCTTTAGCATCAACTGGTGGAGCAAATACTGTAACCTCAACTGGAAACGTTGGTGGTTCAACAGCCAATGCAACTTTATCAACATCACAACTTGCATCACACAGTCACTCAGCTGCAGGAAATTCAAGTTTATTAATTCCTAATTTTGGTAACGTAAACCCAAGAGCTGCTATTTCAGGAGGAGGTAATACTGGAAACGCTGGATCTGGTGGAGGACACTCTCACAACATGAGTGCAAATTTTTCTGGAGATGCAACTTCAGTTTTACAACCTTATTTAACTGTTATATATATTATAAAAACTTAGGAGAAATTATGGCAACAAACGCAACTTGGACAGTAGTATTTGAAGATAAGATGATTATCAAACAAAGTGGTGATGGTGCTGGGCCTTATACTATAACAGATCAAGATTCTTTTTGGAATGATCCTAAATGGTCAAACATTTGGGCAATTCAATATGTTGCGGATAATGAAAACCATAACGATACTGTAGAATATAGAGACACTACACCTCACGCTACATGGACAGCAGCTAACTTAGGAAGTTTTCAAGATCAATTTATTACAAAATGGGACGCTGCTCATTTAGCAAAATTACAAGCAGATTGGGATAATGATAGTGATGGTGATGTATATGATTCAGATGGAAATCTTACTTCTTCAGAAACAGAAGAAGAGAAAATTGCTAGATTAGGTGCAAGACCAACTTCTTATTCTTCATAATTAAAAAAATTAGCCATTGCATATCTAGTTCCACAATCTTCATTAAATTGAAGTGATGCATGAAAAATTTTAGAATCAAAAATTATAGCTCTATTTTCTCTAAAACCAATATGTCTATTTAAAACATATTCATTATTTACCTTTTCATAAAAACCAGTACCACTATTTAATAAATCTAATCCTTTTAAATATATAAAACAATTAAGATTGTTAGTATCTTGATGAGGAGTTGCTTCAGTGTGTTTTGTACTTAAATAATAACCATGATGATGGCTTTTTAAATTATATCCAAATTCCTTTAATATTTTTTTTACTTCTTTTACTGCAAAATGATTTTTATTTAATTCAACGTTAAAATAAATTTTTTGGTAAATATTTTTATCGTCCTCATGTACTGTAGTAAATCTGTTCTCAAATTTTAATCTTGAAATATCAAATAAAATTTCTTTATATATATTTTCTTCAAAGAAATTATCTTTAATTATTATTAAATCTTTAATTGAATTTTTCATTATAAATCATCTATCCAAGTTTGAATACTAAGTCTTGTATGAGTTTTTTTTAAATTTGGATTTACTTTGTGAGTCAAATTTGTTTTTACTATTACTAATGAATTTCCTAATATTGGAATAAAACCAGATCCTTCATCACTTTTAAACATAAGCTCTCCACCCCAATTTTCATTCCATGTTTTATTAAAATAATAAGTTGCAGCATACATTCTTTTACCATGAGGAGAAACATCACCGTGCCAAGTAAGATGTTGTCCATATTTATATTTTCTCAAATGACTGTGTAAAGAATATTTTAGAATATTAACAAAAGGTTGATGCTTTAAAATCATATGATATTTATCAAAATAGTTTAACTTTAAAATACTATTTTGATCAAAACTTTCTGACATATCATCAACTTCTTCTTTATAAGTTTTCCAACTAACTCCTGATTTTTGAAAATTTAATTTATTTCTATTTTTTATAAAATCTACGTACATTTCTTTATAAAGTTTTTTTGGAAGAAAATTATGAATCCAAAAAAGCTTATCTGTAAGATTAAAAGCTAAATTCATTTTTGTAAATTTATAATATCTATATTACCAGCTATTGTTAAACCATTTGAATTTGGTTTGACCCAATGTTCTAAATAAGATGGAAAAACTACAATATCTCCTTTTTTAAAATTTGGTTCAAAAGTTTTATAATGTAGCGGTTGAAAATTTTCATGAGTTTCTAACAAATTTTTTACAGGTGAATTAAAAACTGTGTTAGATTTATTAACATCATAATAAAGTATAAAAGAATAATGACCTGGATGAACATGAGAACTTTGGTAATCATTGTCTTTATAATTATTAATCCAAATACTTGTCATTTTAAAAACAAAATTTTTACAATAAGGTTTTAAAAGAAATGATAATAAATCAGTCAATTGTAAATTAAAATAATTCATAGATTCTGAAGTAAAAAGTGTTTCTCCTAACAGAGTTGATTCAACACCAGATTCAAATGTTTTATCAAAATTTTTACCTTGTATAATTAATTTTGATAAATCTAAATTTTTATGAACGATGTGAGTTGGAAAAAGCGTTAAAACTTCAGTCATTATTTATGCGTCCTGTGATAACATCATCCATGATGTAAGAATATATTTTTCTTTTTTTAAAGGTGGATTACCTCTATGTACGTATGGAAATGCTGCAGGCCAAATAACAATTCTACCTGTTTTTGGTTGAACTCTTTTAGAAAAATTTAAAAATTCTGTTTCTCCACCATCTTCTACATCATTTAAATAAATAGAAAAAACAAAAGCTCTTTTACTTGTGTCCGATAATTTGCCATGTTCTATATGCCAAGCATGATAACCTTCTGTTGGTAAAGTTTTTTGAATCTTTAATGTTGTGTAGAAAAAAGGGCCTCCATCGTAAGCATCTAAAGCTCCTGTATTTTTAGCATAATGATTCCATGCTAATTCATAATTCATTATCATTACTTTTAATTCTTTCCACCAGGTATTTATGTTATTATAGTTTGCAAAATATTGTTGATCTTGTTTTTGATGTATATGTGATTGTTCAAAATCAAGTCTATTTACTGTATTATTAAATTTTGTTGCATTTTCAAATAATTCTATAGCTTTATTACATTCATCTTTAGTAATGTAATTATCATATACACCTATAAAATTATTAAAACTTACTTTTTTTTCTATTGAAGCCATATTTATTTTTTGTATTTAAAAAAAGTTGTCATAATATATCGTGGTGATGAATTTTCATGAAATAACAATGAAGCATGTAATATTTTAGAGTCAAAAATAATAGCTCTATTTTCTTTAAATCCAACATGTGAATTTAAAACATGTTGACTATTTATTAAATCATAAAAACCTGTTCCATTGTTTACATAGTTATCACCTTTTATATAAATACAACAATTAATATTTGCGGAATCTATATGAACAGAAGGTTCCGTATGTTTAACAGTTAACCAATAATAGGAATTTGTAAAGTCTAAATCCATATCTAATAATTTATTTACCTTATTTATAACTTTTTGAACTGAAAAATATTTTTTATCTAATTTATGTTCAAAATAATATTTTTGAGTATTATTGTGTTCGTTCATAGAAAATCTATTAACATAATTAAACTTAGAAATTTCATTTTTAATTTTCATAAAAGTATTTTTTGGTAAAAAATTATCTTTTACAATAATATGATTTTTAATATTTTTTATCATTTTTTATTGAAGCCAGGATACTATACTATACCTTTCTCCTTCTATAACAGGTTCTATACCATGTGGATACATAAAATTACTAGGAAAAAAAACAATTGTTCCTCTTTTAAGTTTGTATCTTTTAATTTCTATTTCCTTTTGATCCACAAAAATAAGGTCTCCTCCTTTATATGTATCATTAAGATTTATTATCACACTTAAAGACCTAGTGCAGTCTGTAGCGGTATCTATATGATATCTGTATTTACCTCCTACTTCATATTTTAATAAATCTATTTGATTTACTTTGTTGTTATGAATTAAAGGAAATTTTACTTTATAGAATACATACATTTCTTCTATTTTTTTATTTATCTTATCAAAGATATGTTTTTCTTTTTTAAAATCTAAATGTTTTCCTAACACGTTTCTCACATCTTTATTTACATCACTTTGACCAATGCCTAAACGTTCTAGCTTAGATTGATTACAATAATTTATTATATCTTGGCAAAATACATCACTTATTACGCTGTCAATTTTAACAATAGCTTCAAGATAATTCATTAACAATTCCTTTTATTTTTTCATCTTTCATTCTCTAAAAAACTAATATATAAGCTACTATATGCTACAAAAATTAAATTTCAAGCCTGGTTTTAACAAGATGGTTACAGATTCTGGAGCCGAATCTCAATGGGTCGATGGTGATAATGTTAGATTTAGATATGGTTTACCTGAAAAAATAGGTGGTTGGAGTCAACTAACCTCAGCTAGTTTAACTTTACCTGGAGCAGCACGTGCACAGCATACTTGGACTAGTATTGCAGGTGAAAAATACGCAGCGATAGGGACATCACAAGGTTTGTTTTTATATTATGGAAATGACTTCTATGATATTTCTCCACTAGATACCGCTATTACCGGATTTACATTTACAACTACAAATAACTCAGCAACTGTCACGGTTAATAAAACTTCACATGGTTTGTCCGCTGGACAATATTTTACGTTTACATCTGTAACTTTACCTGGATCAGGAACAGGATACACAGCATCTAATTTTACCGATAAACCTTTTGAAGTTGTAACGGCTAGCACAAACAGTTTTACAATTACGATGGCATCAGTAGAATCTGGAGCAGGTATTACAGCAGGAGGATCAGCAACCGTTAATCCATATGTAGAAGTTGGACCAACATTTCAAACAGCTGGGTATGGTTGGGGTACAGATACTTGGAGCACGTCAACGTGGGGCACAGAGAGAGCTACCAGTGACGTAATTCTGGAACCAGGAAACTGGAGTCTTGATAATTTTGGAGAAGTATTAGTTGCAACCATTACTGGTGGTAAAACATTCACTTGGAATGCAGGTGCAACAAACGCACGAACAATAAGAGCGTCAACAACAACTACAAATTTTTCTACATCAAACAACCCAACGTCATCCAGACTCACACAGGTTTCTGATAGAGATAGACACTTGTTTCATTTTGGAACTGAAACAACAATAGGAGATACATCGACTGTTGATCCAATGTTTATAAGATTTTCTAATCAA